AAGGCGGTGTTTCCGTTAAACTCTGGATAGGCATAGATATTTCCGCTCTTGTGCTCGTATAGATTGGTAGAAGCGTTAAAGCTCTTTTGAAAATCTGTAACAGTTTGGCTGGGTTGTAGAACAGGATAGATATCTTGTAACACTTTTAGTTGTCCTGCCACAGTGTAGTAGGTGTTGGCATAAGCTGGAAGATAAGTTCCGTCTGCAGGATCTTGATATTTCACAGTGAATTGATATTCGCTAATGTCAAGATCCATTGTATCGCTTTCGTTAAGAACCAATTCGCCTACACCTTTTAGTCCCGGTGTACAAACTGTAAGACCCGTTGCGGATGACACAGGAAAAATAGTACTGCGATTAAGAGTAACTGTAGTAGTGGTGATACCCACAATAGCAGTATTAGCAGCAATGCCATACCCGGTAACTGTCTGTCCAATAGTTAGCATAGAAGTATCGCTAAAATTCAATGCTGTGCCAATATCTGCTTGTGTGGCACTGGTAGAAATGGTTTGACTGTCGTCAAGCACGGTAAGAGGTTTTTCTATAAGCAGTCTACGGTTAACAGCATCGAACAAACTGAATACATAGGTAGCAGTATTTGACACAGCGATTTTCTTTTGATCACTGTTTTTAAATTGTATTCGAACTTGATTTTTGATGCCTTTTTGAATATTAAGGTCTCGTTGATACATTATCCGGTTGACTCCCTGTACGCCAGCATCCAAATCTAATATTACATCGAACTGATTGGCATATAAATAGATTGGCAAATTTTGCATAACGGTATTTATTCTTTAATCAATGAGTCTACACAGTCAATTCCAGCATAACTATCCATTCATATCCTGTATTAAATCCAATGAAACTGAGTATGTAGGAATTATTATTAATTTTGATTCATATGTGGCCAGCATATATGATATATCAGTGATTAAAGATATTGCAGAAAAAAATCAATTTCTTGGACTAGGCGAAGTATGGTGGTGGGAAAGCAACAGGCGAATACCCATAAACATTTTTCTAAAAAGTGAAATGACCGCTTTTCGTTATGCTATAAAAACATTCAACAGCAAGGATGTTGAAATAGTTTTTGGCCCTACGGTGAATCTCAGCGAAATAGCAGAAAAACGAGTAAAGAGAAAAAGTATTCAGTTGGTCAGAGTACCTAAGAGTACTCGTGGCTAATACTTTCACAAATTAAATTCATATGAACTATGACCACCATGGCATAACTTAATGCGTGGGATTTCTTAAAATAATAATCATCATTAGTAGGTTTGGTCCATACTTCACTTAATATAGTATCCCAGTCTTGCCCCACTAGATATCTTTTAGCAGGACGAATCATAGCCAATACTGCGGCCAGTTGTTCTACAGTGCGTGGACGAGTTTGACGCAATAGATTTCCGTGGCCACTGACATGAAACAACAAATCAACAAAGTCATCTTGTTCCAATAGATCCCATAATGGCTCGGTATCCATTAGCGTTTCTAAGTGTTGATTATTTTTAATATTTTTATAAACATTGACATTAAGAAAATCTATTTTAAAATATCCCCGTTCTTCTGCAGATCGATAATCAATACTGGCCATACCAGTTAAGGGATTAACAGGTATCTCGTGGCAGTAAACTCCTGTGTTGTGTCGTTTACTGCCATCGAGGCTAGCCGGAATGTGCTGAATGATCTCCAGCACACTATTACGATCTGCGAAATCAATATCAATGTCCATTATTGCTGACTATCGCCTTTACCCACACGATAATTGTCTTCCACACTGTCCGGTGTGCTGACTTCGATAATAGTGCCCTCTTCGATGCAGATCACCTGATGCGGCAATAATGGTTCATTACGCCAAGTATTACCGGGCAGTAGTGTGCGACTATCTGTAGTTGCATTTCCAGTGTTGATCCAGCGAACCTCAAACTGTCCATCTAGCACATACCAAGTTTCATCTTTTTCAGCGTGAAAGTGCATACTAAATTTAGCACCCTTGTTAAACTTCAATAGTTTTCCGCAATACTTGTCGTTGGTGGCCCAAATTAATTCGTGGCCCCAACCTTTTTCTACAAAACCTTCTAATCTCATTTTATTCCTACCTCTTCACAAATTTCTCGTACTAAGGCAACATCTGACGGTAATTCTCTAAATCTCTTAATCCAATAAGGCACATCAAACGCAGGAGCAATCATTTCCAATTGCTCGTCGCTCATGTTGCTAATCATTTCTTTACCACTGACTGAGTTTAATATAATCCAACAACTGATATTTCCATTGCGTATATCATGTACTGCTCGACTTAGGCTAACATAGTTGAAGTAATGAGCAAATTCTGCCTTTTGTTCATCGCCCCATTCCATCATGGTTTTTAAACTGCGTTCTACTGCACTTTCTACTGGTTCAATTTTTAACATATCGTAAAGATAAACGTCGTATAGCTCATCTCTGCACCAATGATCTAATTTAACCCCGCTCTTAATCACATGATCTACAAAGCGATCCGGATATAGTGGATTGACATTGTTAATAAAACTGCCAAATTTTACAAAGGCGTTGTAATAACTGCTTTCACAAAATTCTTCATAAGTCTTGAGTTTTTTAGCACCCTGGGTCAATTGCCAAAAGCGATTGAATGCCATAAATCCTGCTTGTACACGTTTTTCATCTCGTTGCATTGCACGGCGTTTCTTTTCGCACATATGAGCCATGAGAGTTTTTTCTTTCATGAAACTCTTGCCACAATGAACACATTTATAAGGTTGATCCATTAGTATTAAATCACTCATATTCTTTGCGTTGTTTACGATCAAATCCTAGGTTATCAAACAGTTCTTGACGCTCCTCTAGTGTCATTAAACTGGCCAATATTTTAATATCTTCTATCTTTTTAGCAGGATATGTTTCTGCCAGTAGATTTTCAAATTTGTTGACTTTTTCCTTTTTGCCCGCTGCTAAGTACGGATGATAAGTTGAGGATCCTCCACCAGTTGCGGCAAACAATTTCCACAGTAGGGCTTTGTGATTTTTGCTCAATGTCCAGTGATTCTTGTTGACAAATTCGTTGGTATTTTCCAAGTACCATTCTTGTATATCGCGATCCCCTGTGGTGTTTGACACATACCTCATTAGTATATAAGGACTAAATGCTTTCTTTTCTTCATCAGTAAGATTGTCATAGAAATCATAGTTTCTCGTATCTACTGCGGCGAGTTCACGTTTAATATCAAGTTTTGCTGCGGCCATTTTCTTTACTCAAGTAGTATATTACTTTAACACGATATAGGGATTCTTGTAAAGTGGGATTGGTTAGGGCTGCTCGATGAATATCACCCCACAATTGACTTTCTCTTATTTCGTTAATTAAGTTTTTTCTTCGTTCGCTCACCGAGTGCAATTCTCGTTCTGTTTCGCCGACTTTTCTTCGATACACAGTATCGCCGTTGTCCGGGCTTTCGTATACGTAGGTCATATTACCAACAGGCCGAATAACTGACCAATTCGCTTTGACGGCTAACTTCTTTGACAAAATATGCGCAGGTTGGGTTAGGACCGGGATGCAATGGAGTACACAGCAATTGTCCCGGTTTCATCTTAGGAAAATACCATTTAACATCTTGATAAACATCAATAATGTCAATATCAAGGAATTCTGGTCTATAACTGCCCAGTGGATTAAAACAAAATGTCTTAAACCCGCGATCGTTTAAACTGGTTAATGGCAACACTTCCATTTCAGGTCCTTCAGGATCGCCTACGATGGTGCACCAATCTAGTGGCATAGCAAGTTCATGATCGCCAATCTTTAATACAACAGCAGGTCCCGTAAAACTTTCAAGAAAGATTAGTGGAATAAAGAAATGGTCAGGATTACCGCTGTCGCTGTTGTCCAGCACAGCGAATCGTAGATCTTCTTCGATTTCGTCGGGTAGATCGTTTAGGCTGAACAGTTTGTTCTCAAGGGTGAGTATTTGCATATTATTGATATTTTACTTTTTCAATAGTGAAGGGGTAGAGAGCATCTTTATAAAAACGTTTTCTTTCGGTAAGATGTCGTTTTGCGTATTTGGCTGCGGCTGTTATGTCCCAGATCTGTACGAAGTCTTTGTCGTCGGCTTTTCTAATTCCTCGTCCAATGCTTTGAATAACTCGCACAAAACTTTTTCCTGGTTCCAGCAAGACCAAATTAAAAATCCTGGGAATATTAATACCGACGGCAGCAACGCCATAAGTGGCCACGATAATTTTATTGTCGGCAGTTTTAATTTCGTCATAGTGTTCTTTCCTGTTTTTTGTTTTGACTTCGCCGGATACAAAAACACTATCTGGCAAATTTTCAACCAAAAACTTACCACTTTCAATCCTGTCTACTAGTATCAGTGTATTACCAGATTCAGCGATACGACTGATTAATCCAGCAATATAAGTCATTCTGACTTCATCACAGACCAGGTATTTTAATTCTTCTTGATAGCTTCTAAATTCTTTCCATTCGGCAGTCTGAACAATATTTACATGACATTGGCTCAGCACTCCAGACTCCTGTAATGTATGTGCTTGAACACGGTTTACCACTTCGCCTAGACTGGCTTTGATGGCTTGAAATTCGTGTTCTGCCTTGGGAATAGTTCCAGTCAATCCCCACCTGATCGGGGTTTGCGACAAGTTGCGAGTCAGTAGGTTTTTCAATACTTCTGCCTTGGCCATATGGACTTCATCCACCATAACTGTTTGAACGTTGTCTAACAGTTCTTCCAGTTTGAAGGCAGCAATTTCGTCATAATTCTTGCTATTTTTGTCTAGTATATTAAGACTTTGCCAAGTACAAATGGTATGAGTTTTATCAATGTCTTTTCTATCTCCGTAATAAACTCCAACGTCTAAACGGCAATTAATAAAATCTTCTTCTGTCTGCTCAACAAGACTTTTATTTGGTACAATAGTAAATGTTCTACCATACGGTTCACAAATCTTTGCTAGTGTAGCAGTGGTAATTGTCTTACCAAAGCCTGTAGCAA